TGCCAGCAAACCCTAACATCTACTTCGACATCGAGACAGGCCCGTTACCGTTATCGGAGCTTGTTATCCCGCCGTTTGATCCAGCCGCGGTCAAATTGGGCAACATTAAGAACCACGACCTGATCGCTGAGAAGATCCAGCGTGCCGAGGAGTCGCACACCGCGGACTACATCCGGAGCGCCGCCTTGGACGCACTCAGCGGACAGGTGCTGTGCATCGGTTACCGTATCGAACACCAGCAGGCCGGAGTCTTCTCGTCGGAGCCCGGTGGTGAGGCTGCGATGCTGCGGGAGTGGTGGAATCTCCTGACGTACTATGAGCGCAACCCGAAACTCATTGGGTTTAACGTTAAACCTTTCGATTTGCCGTTCCTGATCAAGCGCAGTTGGAAGCATCGGATTCAGGTGCCCTACTGGCTGCGTCAGGGGCGCTACTGGAACGATCTTGTGATCGACCTGCGTGAGGTGTGGCAGCTCGGGGACAACCGTGCCCACGGCAGTCTGGCAGCGATCAGCAGGCACCTAGGCCTCGGGGAGAAGGCAGGCAACGGCGCGGACTTTTCGACGCTGTGGAATACCAACCGTCAAGCGGCACTTGACTATTGCCTGCGGGACGTCGAGCTGACGCAGAAGGTGGCGGATATCCTGATACCGGCGTACTGAGGCTATGAGTATCAAAGAAAACAATTACTTGGAGAACAACATCTCCAAGAAAACGAAGGAGCTTATATATCAGATCGTGTCGCCGGGGCAGATAGCTCAGGCAATGCAGATGGCGACAGACATGGCCTACGCGCTAAAGGATCAGCGGATTGCCGAGGCCAAGCTCAAGTGTGCCCAGCGCAAGGAAAAGCAGGCAAAGCAAGCTCTGGACAAGACCAAGTCCAAACGCTAGGGAGAGCCCGTCGACGTGAGCTGTAGGAGGTGAGCGTCGAAACCATCTGAAGGACATGACAACTTTTATCCCCACCACCACAGGCATTCGCAGTTCCTTCCTGCGATCTCCTACCCTGTGTCTGGTGGGGATTTCCGTTTGATACATGAAAGAGACAAAACCAAAAGGAAGGGCACCAGCCTTCCAGTTCTATGCCGACGACTTCTTAGCTGGAACCATGACCATGACCAACGAGGAGCGTGGTGCTTACATCTCGCTGCTGTGCCTCCAATGGTCGAAAGGCTTCGTTACCGAGCTGGATATCCAGAGGATGTGCCACGGTATGCCAACGCATTGCCAAGGCATATGCCAAAGCAAGTTCCAGATCGGAGAGGACGGCCACTATCGGAACAATCGACTGGAGAAGGAACGAACCAAGCAGAAAGAGAGAAGCGAAAAACAAAGGGATATTGCGAATCTGAGATGGAACAAGGATGCCAACGCATTGCCAGAGCATATGCCAGATGATGCCAAGGCATATGCCGAATCGGTACCAGAAGTATGCTTTCCGTCTCCGTCTCCATCTCCTAAGAAGAAGAAAGAGACAGCGCTTTCAGAGTGGGAACTGCTTTCCGGAGTAGAAGCTCCCGAATGCTTTCGTACCAAGAACTGCATGGATGCGATCAGGCTGTGGATGCAGCACAAGACCGAGAAGGGTGATTCCTACAAGAAAACAGGCCTGAAGATGGTTTTAGCCAAATGGGCAAACCAGTTCACAACAGCAGAGTTTCCATCCATGGTTGAGCACGCCATTGCATCGAATTGGAAAGGCGTCTTCAGGCCTGACAGGCATACACCTGTTTCAACCTCTGCAAAACCGGGTCCCAACCCTAACGATCCCACCGACATCAGGAACTACCTATGAACGACCCATTCGACGCAGGCGACGATGAGTTTGGTCTTATTGGCTCCTGTATTACTGGAGGATCCGATGTGTGTTACGAGGTATTCGCACAGGTTCCTACTGATGCAATACAGAACGACAGGCTCCGTAGTATCTATGAGTTAATCAAAGGCATTACTGCTAAGAGCGAGCAGGTCAACCTGAAGTCTATTGTCACCGAGTGGAAGCGTTCTATTCCTCAGATCGCCCCGCCTTTCGAGGAATTGAGCAAGGCTGACGAGCTGTGCCCATCAGCCGCGAACTACCCAGCCTTCCTCAAGGCCGTATTGGAAGCCCACCACAGACGCCAGCTACGTGCCGCAGGAGACCGTCTGATACGTGAGTCCGCTGTGTTGACCCTAAGCGTCGATCAAATCGTCTCTAATGCCGAAGCAGGGCTCACCGTTGAGGCATCCAAGGATGACGTGCAATCCTCCAAGTCGGTGGTAGGCAGGTTTATCGACTCCACACAGGAGAGATTCAACCGCAAGGGCAAGCTCTCGGGCATCACCTCGGGCTTCTTCCATCTCGACCAGAAGACCGATGGTTTTCAGTTGGGCGAGCTGACGATCATCGCGGCAAGACCGAGCATCGGTAAGACAGCCATAGCAATAGCAATAGCCAATGCTGCCTGTATCAATGAGAGAGTGCCTACGCTATTTGTGTCACTAGAGATGTCCGATGAGTCTATAGTTAGGCGTATGGTATCTAGTGTTGGCTCGGTGCCAATGCAGAGCATCAAGACTGGCGATCTGGATCAAGGCGGTATGAGGTCTATGAGCACTGCCTCTGGTAAGATAGCAAACAGCCCTATTCACTTTGTGTCCGGTTCTAGTATATCGAATATCTCATCGGTGACTGCTGTGATACGGCGTGCTGTACGCAAGTGGAAGGTGCAGTTGGTTATCATAGATTACCTGCAGAAAATCCATGGATCGCGTGCTGCTGAGAAGAAGACCTATGAGATCGCGGAAGTATCGGGAAAGCTGAAAGCTGTAGCCACCGACACAAAAACTGCTATCGTAGCGCTCGCCCAGTTGAATCGTGAGAACGAAAAGGACAAGGGACGCATCCCGCGTCTGACTGACCTAGCAGACTCCGGTCAGATAGAACGCGATGCGGATCTCGTGCTGTTGCTCAACCGGGACAGGAACGAACCCCAAGGCGAAGCAGTGATAGCCATTGCCAAACAGAGAGACGGAGAGTGCGGACTGGTGAACCTATGGTACGAAGGCCAGTACTGCCGTTTCACCGACCCTTCACCGATTTACTAAATGAGACCCAAGTACGATCTGGATCGTGCCAAGCTACTGAACGATGCCCCGGCACTGATCAAGAGGGCCATCGCTGCCGGCTGGATGTCCTACCCGGTAGGCCAGAAGTACCTGCAGGATGGTTCGTTAGACCCCATGCTGCTCGAAACGGAGCGCATCATCGAACAGAAGTACACCCCGCAGCTCTGCAGGATGGCCTACGACCTACGTGAGCAGGGAATGACACTGGATGAGGTCACAGAGGCCTGTGGCGTATCCCGCGGATCCATCTGCTACCTGATCAGCAAGGGCCACGAGCAGTTTCTCACCGAGCAACGCACCAAAGATTGATATGGCAGACACAAACAACACAGAGTCGCCGCAAGTGGCAGACCCATTCATACACGCGGAACCACCGCCGGTATCCAGCGTAAGACCGGAGACAACAAGCGGAACTAGGCCTTCCATCCATGTAAGCCTGTATGCCTACGGTGGAATATCATCGGCCTGCCTGATGTCATGGATTGGCCTAGCTGCCAATTTCGCAACCAGCGACCGCCAGACCGATCTCAGGACCATCCGTGAGGACGCACTGATCTCCCGCAGTCGCTGCAGGGCTACCAAGTGGTTCCTCGACTCCGGAAAGGACGTCTGGGTGCAGGTAGACCATGACATTGAGTTCGACCCGGCAGACATCATCCGGATGGCGGAGCTTGCCCACGAGAAACAGGCTACCGTGTGCATCCCCTATCCTTGCCGCACCATTCCGCCTAGGCCGGCTTTGCGTCCCGACGGTAACAGCCTTAAGGCATTCCGGATGCAGGTAGCCGACACCGAGACAGCTACGGAGCTTGTGCCTATTGGGATGTTCGCAAGCGGATGCCTCGCAATCCCTCGACGTTGCCTTATGAGCGCACTTGATACGCTCGGAGGGTCAGGAGTGCAGACACCGTATAAAATCGACTGGTGCTTCGATTCAAGGGTCGAGAAGTTCCCCACGCTGTGGATGCCGTTCGCCATGGACACACTGCCCGGTCAGCCAGAGTACCTCTCGGAAGACTACGCTGCAGCCATGCGGTTGTCGCTGTGCGATGTGCAGCACTACTCAATGAAACCTAGGAAACAGCTCCACCATTGGGGCGAGTTTCCGTACTCGTTCAAGCCTTATGCCGGGTAAGAAGACAAGGGCGTCACTCAATGACGTTGCTGCTAAGGCAGGAACGGATCGTAACCGCGTAACGTGGGCGCTACGTGATGACCCTAAGCTGTCTAAGGAGTTCAAGGATAAGGTTAAGAAGGCTGCAGAGGATGTTGGGTACATCAAGCCACCAGAGAACCAACACCCGAACTCCAAGATGGATCAGGAGAAAGCTGATCAAATAGTGGAAGGCATATTTCAAAACAAGTCGCTTGCTGATATATCTGCTACAACAGGTCTTAGTCCTGTTACTACATTCAAATACATACGGGGAGTCAAAGTACCTAGTGATTATCCGGAGACTGAGGAAGAATGGCGTAAGGATGTTACTGGATTCATTGAAGTAGCAATATGGAAAGGCACTAAGCGTTTGGCTGAAGAGTCGATGAATTTCATTGATGACCGCTCCCTGCCCGTATCAGTGGCCGTGCTAACGGATAAGCTGGCTGTAATCAAAGG